GTAACCCTACTATCACTGGAGATAAATGCTAGTTGAGGCAATATTTGCTTTGACTATGCAACATCCAACTCCAACGCCTGAACAATGGGCAGCGTTGAGGATGTGCGAGTCAAGCAATAGAACCAATGCAGTATCAAGAACAGGAAAATATAGGGGTCTTTACCAATTCGATTTATCCACATGGAAATCAGTTGGTGGAGTGGGAGACCCTGCCAAGGCAAGCAGAGCAGAACAGCACAGACGTGCTGGTATTCTTTATGCTAAGCGTGGCTGGCAACCGTGGTATCACTGCGGTAAGGTAGCCAAATCTACAACTGAATAGATAGAAAGCGGACCGTACATCCCCACATGTACGGTCCGCTTTTTTTATTTAATATGCTGTCTTATCTTTCTTTAATATTCTGATAGCCCATTCAAGCCCACCATTAAAACCTTTAGTCCACTCATCTTCTTCTTTATTAATCTTAGCATCTTCTATCTTTTTAATAAAATTTTCTATGTTATCCATTGTAATCTTCTACAGGATATAGAATACTTCTTGGAATAATTTTACCATACTGGGCTTCAACACCTTTATCCCAACCTTCTTGGGCTGGTATCCAACCAAGTATTTCAACTTCTTTAAATTCTTTAGGTACTGGTACAACACCAAAGATTATTAGTCCTTCTTTTTTTAAATCTTTTTCTCTAACTGCTGGACCATCTTGTGTTCTAACTCTTCTTACTTCTATATTAGTTCCAACATCTGGTAAGTCTTTATATTTTTTGTGGTCTGCACCATCCCAAATACTTGCTGACCAATATTCGTTGATGGCTTTAGCAACAGCAAGTTCACCTATCGCTGCAGCAACAAGTGCTGTTCTATTATCTTCCATCTTTATAGGATTATAATAAGGTGCATCTGGTTTACCCCAGTTGTTTGTGTATCTTCTGATACCGATAGTACTAGCGTATTCGTATTCCCATGTTTCTAATTGAACTATCACAAGAAGTCCTCATCTAGTGGGTCGCATTCCCAGCAATACCCATCTACTAATCCTTCTTCCACTTTGCAAATTTTGCAAGGAGGATATGGTGCTCGGTCTAACGGAGTTGCAGGTGTTATAAGTGAGCCACACTTATAGCATTCAGCATCTTCTAACCCATAAACTGAGGGTAGATAACTTACTTCGTCATACATTACAGCCATTTTAAACCAGTTAGAACCACAATTTGGGCACATTGGTGTGGGTATGCCACGATAATCATTCTTCTGGTTTGCCATGGTCAAATTCTGTGTATGGTCTTTTGCCACCAAGTTCATCAATCATGGCTTGGATTGCTCTATCAACACGTTTACGTGCAGCATCAGGGCTTATGTTTAATTCATTACCAACTTCCTCAAGGGTCGTATTTAATGAGTTAAACCTAAGTCTTAATACATTTTGATGGCGTTCTTCAATGGAATCGAAAGCATCAGATACATCAGCACGTACAGCCAACCAAGTATTTGATTCTGCTACAGAATTTCTATCAGGTTTGTAGTTAACATCATTGGTACCAGCAGGTATCATATATGAATTAGTTAACACATATGGTAGGAACTCTTCTATTATTTGTGGTTGATAGTAGAAATTGTCAGCAATTTCATATCCTGATATCTTTGCTTTTTCTCTTGTGCAAAACTTTAATGCAGCATTACGTAAAGACTTGGCTACTAACTTATCTCTGTCCTTTGGTTCAAAGTTGTCATACCAATCTTTTAATTTGTTAGGTCTTGATGCAAACCATAACCATAGTTCTTGACTTATATCTTGTCTGTCTATCATCCTATATCTTTTAGAGTACTCGTAAGATATGATGCTAACTATTGTTGAGTAATCTAATATGTATGTTTTATCCATTTAATTGTTGTTGTCAATTTTTGTCTGGCTGACTAGGGACTCCTGACCATTTGCCTCTGAGCACCATTAGAGCAATTGCTGAATAGTTTAGCAGGTCTATGAATGAATCTTCGATGGACTCATTCTTTGGCGTGTCCTTTGTTTCATATATCAGGTTATTAAGTCTGGCTATCTTGTCATGCATGCGTACAAGTAGCCCATTTAAAGCCCCTCCAGGGGCACTAGCAATGTTCTTTGGACCATAGTCTAGTTGTTTCTTCACTAGCAGTTCCCATGCTTCATTGTAGATAGCAATGGATTCAAATTTAAAATCTTCAATATTATACTGCATCATTAACTTCTTTCTCTAGTTGATGAGTTATTTACCTTCTAATAGTTCAAAGATAGATTCAAATTGCTTGTCTGATTCGTTCATCTAAATACTCTGTTCCTTTCTTAAGAACAACGCTGTTTACATCTTCACCTTCAGGCATTTGTAGGATTCTCACATTGGCTACTGCTCGTTGTATTCTTTTGCCGAACTCTAATCCTGCTTCATCACCATCTGCTAGTACTAGTACTACATCAAAGTCTTCAAAGATACGTGAATAGTGTGTCTTCCATGACGCAGCACCTGGTGCACCCACAGCAGGATGCTGCGTCTTAGTTGCCATTGTTATTGTATCCATTTCACCTTCACAAATGCAGATATAATTCTTTGCTTTGAATAAAGATTCAACATTAAACAATGTTGTTTCTGCACCTGTCATGCCCATGTATTTTGGTTCGCTATTGTCAAGGGCACGAAACCTTATATCAACTACACCACTTCTCGTTATGTATGGGATTGATAATCTTCCAATGAATTGTTCATGACTAGGTAGTGGTTCTACCACGACGCCCAGGTGGAACGGACTTACGTCCTGTGGGGATAGTCCTCTCTCTTCCAAATACGGTAATGCTTTGTCCACGTTTTTTGCGTAGAGATGTGCCGCTCTGATTAAAAACTCTTTCTGCGAAACTGATAGCCTCACGAAAATCTATCCCTTCTTTGTATTGAATTAAATCGTATCCGTCACCTTTAACATCGCAAGCAAAGCAACAGAAACTTTGTGTGTCAAAGTCTACTACTGCTGACTTGCGACTGTCCCCATGAAAGGGACACAAGATACTTAATCTACCATAACTTTTGTTTGGAAGTTTTAATCCGTAATGAATTAAAACATCTTTAATCTGTAAGTCCTTGTCTGGTAGTTTTCGTCTCACCATATCCTGCTTCCTTCAGTAAATAAATCCACATGTCAACAGTCATAGTTGCATACCATTGACCAACATCTGATTTACCTTTACGTTTATGTACTACTGCACCTGTCTCTGCTTTAGCATTAACTATCTCAACTAGTAACTCTTGTAACCATCCACCTAAGTCCATCTTGGCATGGTTCTTTATCTCAATGCAGACACCACGTACACCTGACACATCACCTTTGTCGTTAATGTCCCCAGCAAGACGTCGTTCAGCATACTTCCAACCATGTTGTACAAGATGTTGTACAACTTCGCGTTCAGCCTGTGAACCTTTACGTTTGCTGGGGCTAGACATTAGTTCTTCTTTAACGCTTGTCCGATAGATTCTGTTTTGATTTCATAAACAGTTCTCTTCTCGCCCTTATCGTTTTCATAAGAGCGTTGCTTCAAGGTACCAGTAATAATTACTGAGTCACCTTTCTTAAAGGTTGCATTGGATACTGCAGGACCCCAGATACTTCCGTCCAAGTATGTGGTTGATACATCTACCCATTCACCTGAATCATTTTGTTTACGAAGGTTTGATGCCACTCTGTAATTTAATACAGTTTCTCCGTTTACTTCTTTTACTACTGGGTCTTCTGTTAGTCGACCGTTAACTATAATGTATGGTAATGCCATTTGTTTTCCTTATCTTCGCTTGTAATTATTCTTCATACCATTCGTTGTCGTCTAATGATTTACATTGACTACAAAGAATAGCCCAACCATATGCAACCATGCCACCGTCCATGCCACATCGTTCACACTTCACAACAACATAGCCTTGTTCGGTTTCATCAATCACTTGTCTTAACATCCTTCAACTGCATAGATGCTGGGTCAAATGAAAGCATAGTAAATGTATTACCTGTTGCATCTGCTCTACCATATCTGTTCTTAACTGCTGCAACACAAAGATAAATTGATTCACCAATAATCTCTTGACCAATAGTTAATATCAGTGCAGGGATTTGGTTAACCAATCCTTGTATTGCTGACCTTGGTTGGCATGGTGTGCCAATAAAGCCTTCCTTAGTATGGTGCAGTACTAGTACACAAGCATTGGTATCTCTTGCAAGATACTTCAACTCTTTCATAGCAGCACGCATACCTGAGAACTCTTCGTGTCCATCCATTGCTATATCCATTAAGTTGTCTATAACAATAAGTGTTGGGCTAGTTCCCCATGTTGTTTCAAATGCTTGAACAGACTCATCAATATCACTAAGTGTTGGGCTTGATTCAAAAGACCAACGCAAGTAATCAAATTGTTTCAGTATGTTTTCAGCACTATCTTTATCTTGTTTTAATATCTGTTCAGCATTTGACTGTGTCATACCTGTTGCCATTGCAACAACACGCATACCCATTGTGTGTGCGTTAGTATCTGCTGACATATATAACGTTGGTACTTGTGCTTGTACTGCTATTGCTAATGCAATAGAAGATTTACCTGCACCTGGAGTACCAGCAATTAGGTTAAGTTCTGCTCTACGTAAAACAATTTCGTTTTGTTGTAAAGATTTGAAAGTGAGGGGGAGTGGTTCTCCCCCTACTTCCTTACCACTAATTGCCCTATAAAGGGTTCTCACTTAGCGACTCTATCTGGTACAAACTTGTTATAGTCTGCATCTTTTGGTTTAAGATAGACAGTTGCACACTTATCGGTTGCACCTTTAGGTGCTGCACAAAAGAATCCTTTGTACAATCCGAACTTTCCATTGCCTTCAATGGCTGTCATCTTGCCATGTAAACAATGACGTGTTGCTCCGCCACCATTAGACACTAGTGTTGCACCTAATGTGTTGACCACTGTGCTGATTGCTTGGGTTGGTGTTGCTTGTTGAGGTGATGGCTTACCAATACCACATGCTTCAGCGAATGCTTCCATACTTCCAACAAATGTTGCTGAAAGTGCAGCATCTTGCATTAACTTTTCCACTTCATCAATCGTGTCACCACGAAATAAAGGGATTGTTCCGTTAGGTAATTTAAAACTTACCTGTATTTTTGATTCAGACATTCGTCTTGTCCTCTTCCTTCTTGTACCATTCACAATGCTGTGTGTATCCACATAGTGAACAGTTGGATATGTTAGGTACAAAGAGTCCTTCGTACCTTGCTCGATTAAACATTTCTGCTAATCGTATTAACCTATCAGATGTGTACCAACTAAGGTCCACAATAGGAGTAGGTTCTCCTTTCCTAGCCATCCAGTATGAACCATACTTTGGTTTAACACCATAAGTTAGTTCGATACCAACTGAATAGAAACCTAATTGCAATGTAGTTGATGGAGTTCTCGAGCCAGTCTTGAGGTCGAGAACGACTAACTCACCATCAGGTAATTGCATTATTCTATCTAATGCCATCTTCACTGGTACTGTACCAAAGTTAATCATCATGTTAAGTTCAATAGCAGGTTGACCATCTGGTGCTGTCCATATTTTCCAGTCAGATTCTTGTCGCCAACTCTGATACTTCTTTAACATTTCTAAACCATTGGTGTACCACCATGCTTTGTCTTCTGGTTTCCGTTTGTTTGCTGTGCGAAATTGTTGTTGCATTGCTTCATCGCCAACACGTTGACGTACATCTTCAAGAGTATTTTCCCAAGCATCAGACCAGTACTTAGGTAAGTCAATGCTTGTCATGTTCCTCTTTCCATATGTCTTTGTCTAATGTTTCAGATGCTCTATGTACAGCGATGCCACCGAATAACCACCATGCTGGTATTTCTTTAACTTGTTTTACTCTGTTCAAGTAATACATGTATCCGCATGCAAGGTAATCAATTTATGTTAATCATTTAAGGTGCAGGTCTGGAGGAGGAAGTTAACCAGACCTGCTGTGCGTGTTACGTTTTGCTTATTGAGAAACGGATATCCGTTTTGTTTGTTATGCATAGACCACAAGTGTAGCATGCACCACCGTCTTTTGATATCAACGGAATTTGGCGGGTTTGCTCAGGGCATTTAGCCCCAGGCTTACCTGTTAAGGCTCTGACCTGCGACGATGCATCCTCAAATGTCTGAGCCAACCATGCTAACTTAACACCATACTCTTGGCGTAAACGTTTAGCCTCATGCTTGTTGTCCTCATCGGCAGAGAAATATAAACTAAGATTGTCTATCCCAGTTAACATCTCTACTGCATTAGGTACCCTTGTGTATACCCAGAACTGTACCTCTGGATTATTTATTATCACATTCTTCCAGGCAATAATGTATGCATAGGAAAAGAAGTCACCATCCCAATGTATACGAAAATATTTAGCAGCATTGTACTTGTTACATTCCCAAACAAAATCATCTATCATGAACTGAATCATTGATGTTAGTTCTTGAATGTTTTTATTTTGTACAGCATCCCAGTTGGCTAACAATAATTCTCTGGTGCTTTTAAATACTTTCTCTAACTTACCTGCATAACATATCTTTTGACAGACTGATGTTGCATTGGGACAAGAAAAAGATTTGCCAGATGGGAGACCAAAGGTATTTGCTATCAATGGTCTCTTGCCATCTGGCGTGGATAGTGTTGCAGTTTTCCTATCGTTGTTGCGTCTCAGTCTGGGTAGACTAGAACTCAACCTCAATACTTTCTTCTGAGTATGAGTCATCATTGCCAGCATCAAAGTTGTATTCCATACCACTAACAGCAGACTCAACTTTTTCACGTGCTTCATCTTCAGACTCAGCCTTAACTGTGAATGAGTAAGCAATAACAACACGACCTTCGTACTCTTGTTCAAGTAAGTTAGCACCAATGTCACCAAGTAATTCGTTGGCTTCATCACGGTGAATAGTAACTTCTTCTTCACCGCTATCAAACTCGTGGTTAAAGAACTCGTGAACAGTATTACGTAACTTAAACAACTCGTCACGATAACCTCTTGAACGAACTTCTTCTGCATTCAATTGTTCTTTTAAGTTATCTATTTCTTTTTGTATTGCATCCAACGGTGTAAATGATGTAACCGTTGCTGGTATTACTGTTTCATCTGACATTTGTTTCTCTCCTTTTTTTAGAGCAAGTGTGCCCTTACCTCTACAGGTTGGGCACACTACGCTTATATCTTTTACCTTCCAATTAACAGTGATGTAACCTAAGCCTTTGCAAAAGATGCACCACATTTCATCGTTCATTGCAGCAACAAATCCAATGCTCTGTCTTTCAACACTTCACCTTCTGCTAACACCACACGTTCAGCACGACGAGTATCACTACCACGCACTGCTGAATAGTAGTCAGCGTATTCAGTAACAGAGTTGAACAAACGCCAAGCATTCTTGTCTAGCATCTGTTGACCTGGAGAATTAAGATACAAGTTTTTAATTGTATCCTTCTTACTATCCAGCATTGTAATAACTTTCAACTCATTCTTTTCCAATGGTCGCTTACCCATAGCACCAGCAATATCTGCTGGGATAGGAAACAAATGAGATAAGAAGTTATCCACGTCATGCGGATGCACAACAGTGTTAACTAACTTGTCTGCTTGTTCTTGTAAGAAACCACCATACTCAAATGATAACTTCATAACATCTCTTGCTTGTGCAATAGACTTATTA